AGCCTCTGCTGAAGAAGCTAAAAAAATTATTAAAGAAATTGAAGAAAAATTAGATGAAGATTGTGGTATGAGTAGAAAATAAGTGGAGAATAATATGGCACTATTAGAAGATATAGTTGATTTTTGTAAAACAGAATTGAATATCCCTAAGGATGTTTTAGTATCTGTTGAGACAGAAGATATATCAGAAGACAATGTTAAAGGTTGGACCACAGACTCAGCCGAAGATGATGAATATGATATAGAAATAGATACACATCTCGGTTTCAAAGAAACCATCTTAACCGTCTGCCATGAAATGGTACACGTTCTCCAATTACACGAAAATCGTGAGCTTGATGAAAATGAAGCTTATGAAAAAGAAGAATTACTTTATAGAAAGTATATAAATAATTCTCAGTAGTATCCCTACTTAAAAAAGGATTTTTTTGTTTAAATAAAAAAGGAAATAATATGTTTAAAAAACTACTAGTCGCGACGGCGGCAATGGCAATATCTGCATCAACATATGCTGGTATTAGTCTTTCGGGTTTGTATGAGGGTACACTAGATTCACATGGTGCTTACACTCAAGATGTAACAACTACTATGAAAGGCACATCTGGAAGTTCCACAGTAACCGTGGTTTTAGATGGAGCTTTTGATATACATGATATGTATGTGGAAACAACTACAGGTCCTCTAACATTTAAGTTAGGTGATTCATCTGGGGATGACCCGGATTCAGTATCTATTGGTGTTACAGCAACATCTGGTGGATTTACAGTAGGATTAAATCAAGTCTCAGGTGGTTCAACAACTCTCGACGTTGGTGGCGCACTTGCAGGTATTACATTTAATGTGACTGATGTTACTAATTCCGAAAGGGAAACCACAGCTACTTATGAAGCTGCTGGTGTAACAGCTAAAGTTGTACATAACACAGTTACAGCAGGTAATAACATTGATACAACACTCACGACAGTTCTTGGTGGTTTAACACTAAGTGCTAATCATGATTCAAATGCAGACGGCACCTCAGAAAATGAGGGTTCAGTATCTAAAGCTTTAGAAGGTTTAGGTACAGTTAAAGCAACCTTGTCTAAGACATCAGCTGATGTGACAACTAAGAAATTTAGTTTAACACGCGGTATCTGGACAGGTGAATGGTCTAAAGTAGGAACCGCAGATGGCGTTACTACTCTAAAGGCTAGTTTAGCATTTTAAAAAAACTTAATTATTAAGTAATTTCTGGGGATTTGGTAACTATTATCAAGTCCCCTTTTTATTTTATTAAAACCGTTTACAAATACATTAAAGTATGATATAATATATCTATGAATGCACAATATAGAATCCCACTTGGCAATGGTAAAACTAAAGTTACCTTATGGACAAACTATATGAAATATAAATTCACCAAACCAGACCTATGGTGGTTAGAAGATACACCCATCAAGGTCTTCCCTGATTGTAAACGAAACCTTGGAGATGACGATGTTATCAGAGATGAATAATAGAAAATTAATGAGCGAATACTATAAAGACGACGGTAGTGTTGCTAAGATATACCAGGTCGTAACGGGAATGGACGGAGAGCATTCGTTTTTTTCAATCACATATAAAGATGCTAGTGGTACTAGAATAACCAATGAAGATTTTAAATATAAGTCTTTAAGGTATGTTCAAGATGCAGCTGAAAACTGGACACTAGGAATTAAACAATTATTAACGGAGTAAGATATGTCAACTTTCGATTTTGGCTTTACGCTAGTAGATGAAGATGAATTAGATGTTGCAAAAGAAGTAGCAGCATCAACAGCTTCGGCATCAAATGCACAGGATAGGTTGGACAAATTGTTCAATGCTATTACACCTCTACTTAATAACCTTAAGGCTAATCCTGAAAAAGAATATATTAAATGGCCTAATAGAGTTGACAAAGTAGAAGCATTTGAAGGCCAGATATTAAAAATTTATAAAGGTTAACTTAAGGATTATATTATGGCAAAACGTAAGATGAGTGAAGAACAAAAAGTAGCAGTCGCGGCTAATCTAGCTAAGGCTAGAGCGGCTAAAAAACCAGCTACATATAAAAATGTGGCACCAAATGTTATGTCCTTAGATGATGACCACGGGCTATCTGTGGTAAGCATTAAAGGATATATTAAAGCTACTAAGGAAAAGATAAGTTACTTAAAGAAGGCAGTGCATCGCAATGAGAGGGGAGCATTAGCTAAATTAGTTTCTGTCCAAGCTTATCAACGAGGCTTAAATTCATATTTAAGAGAGGGTTTATACCCGTATGATTTTTATGGAGATGATGAAGATAAACCTATCCAACATATAACAATTGCTCCGGCATATGATGATGAAGGATTTAGAAAATGATTGAGGATATTAATAAAAAATCATTTTCACGATTAGTAGAAACATATGTTAGAACTCACAAAGGCTGTCCATATATTGATGCTGTTATAGATGTATGTGAAGGGAATGAAATAGATATAAGAGATAGTAAAAAACTTATATCCAAAGAGATTATTGAGCATATTGAATTTGAAGCTAAACAACTTAACTTACTACAAGGTGGTAATCCAACATACGTATTGCCAATATGAGAATGGATGGATATTCGGCTTTTAAATTTCATCACGCTATTAACCTCCATTTCAATGGAACTTATGATTGTTTTAAGTATAATTTCAAAACAAACGTAACTGAAAAAACATATTGGAAAAGACCAGACAAATTTCAATTAACTAAGATAGGCAAACGATTTAAAAGTAGAGATGATATAATACTATACTTTGCTGCTCATCAAGTTGCTGGAAATAAATATAGTGGTGATATGGTACGTGATGAAGATACCTATACCAAGTTTTTAAAACGTATAGATAGTATTAGTTATTTAGTTAAAAATGAATTAGAAGAAATTTCAGATAATGGATTTGATACCCTTTTGGAAATAGAAGAAACATATCCAAAAATTATCCACCACTATCTGGAAGGTACAGTTTCTCTGGAGACTGTATGTATAGTGAATAGGCTGACAGGTTTTATTGAGAAAGCCAATTCACAAATAAGTGAGACCATACTATGGCCTGACTTATATAAAAAAATATCTAAATTTCAATCATTTCTAAAGGTTGATGATAGTAAAATGAGAAAAATTATTTTAGATATTTTTTAATTATGCTGTTTACTTTAGTGAAAAGTATGATATAATATATAATGATACAACTTAAAAAATAATATAAATCTTTAAAGGAGAAGTACAATGAGTTTTGCAGACTTAAAAGCTAAGGCTAATGACATGAGCGCATTAGTCGGTGCAGCTGAAAGCACCACAGAAAAAAAATCATACGGCGACGATCGTATGTGGAAACCCACAGTAGACAAAGCAGGTAATGGTTATGCCGTTATTCGGTTTTTGCCAACGGTTGAAGGTGATGACTTACCTTGGGCTAAATTTTGGGACCATTTCTTTCAAGGGCCAACTGGTCAATGGTATGTTGAAAAATCTTTGACTACCATTGGTAAGGACGACCCTGTTTCTGAAAGTAATTCTAAACTCTGGAATACGGGCATAGAAGCAGATAAAGATACAGCACGTAGACGTAAGCGTCGCTTGCATTATGTGTCAAATATCTGTGTTGTTTCTGACCCTGAAAATCCAGAAAATAATGGTAAGACATTCTTATATACTTATGGCGCTAAAATCTTTGAAAAGATTATGAATAGCATGCAGCCACAGTATGAGGATGAAACTGCTGTTAATCCATTTGACCTATGGAAAGGTGCTAACTTTAAAATGAAGATTGCTCAAGTTGCGGGATTCCGTAATTATGACCGTTCTGAATTTGGTAAGCCTGAACCACTTAATGCAGATGATTCTATCTTAGAAGATATCTACAATAAGCAGTATTCTCTTAAGGAGTTTACAGATGCGTCAACATTTAAATCTTATAGTGAGCTTAATCTTAAGTTGACTAGAGTTTTGGGTGAGGATGTTAAAATGTCTATGCCTGCAGATGATTCACCATTTAATGATGAGCCGTCTGTTTCAGACCCAGTTGCTGTAGCAGCTGACCCAGTTCAAAAAGCTGAGGCTGAAGATGATACAATGAGTTATTTTGCTAAATTAGCAGCTGAAGCTTAAAGCTTATCTTATGAACCCGTCGAAAGGCGGGTTTTTAATATGCATCAGCAATATTATGACCAAGTCCTGCCATCCAACTATTACCATAACCACCAACATTTCCTAATCCTGCAGGAGTGCGGTTATTATAGACAATTACTGTGCTACTTGATTTGTCATTACCACTATCAGTAATAATTACTGGTGCTGGTATATTTCGTTGACCACCACCTAAATCAGCAAATTTTCTTTTTTCTTCGGCCAATTTCAATGAAGGCGCGTTTAAAGCTTCATGATATTCTTTCCATTTGGGAGAACCTGGGTTGCCCATTAAGTATAAATCCTCCATAGTGACTAGCAGTTTATCCATGCCTACCATGATTCCGGCGTTCATATCAAGTTGTGATTGTTCATATGCACGTTGCTCAACCATTTCTGCTATTGATTTTCCTGGATTATTCAGAGCAGTAGCTACATTTTGTCCCAATGTAGTACCAGCTTCTGGCATCCAACCTAATCCTTTTATCATCCATAATGGCATTATAGACATTAATCCACGTTTTATATGTCTAGGAATATTTGCAATCGTATCCCACATATTAGCCATTGATTGTTTAAAATCACCAAATATCTCGTCCCAAGTTGGCAGTTCAATTCTACCACCAAAAGCTTTTCCATCATCCCAAAACCATTTACCAATATCTTTTACCTTTCCCCATATTGACGCTATAGCCGAATCCCACATAGCTTTAATTGAAAAATTACCAGGGTCCCATGATATAAATCCACCAAAGATTTCTGTCTTTCCTGAAACATGTGGGTTTGCTGACTGACCAGGACTATAAAACCATTCACCAATTCTTCTTAAATGATACATTATAAAGCCTACTCCCTTACCCCATAAGAGAGCAACAGCTGCTCCAGCTTCTTTCAGTTTAGCTGTAATTTTATCACCACCAATATATCCAAAAATTGCACCCAAAGCCATTCCAATTAAACCACCTATAATTGCACCAGGAACAGCACCAATACCACCAAATAAAAATCCTATTGCACCACCAATCATAGCTCCAAGACCACCCACTTTAAATGCTTGCTTAATTGAATTCCATAATCCTTCACCAGAACCACCTAACATTTTACCTACTGCACCAGCAAATCCATCTTCTTTCCAACCTGTAATAAAATCTTTAATTGCAAGAACACCACCAGTAAGTGCCCACCCAACAAGCATAAGTGGTAAACCTCTTATTGATTTCCATAAACCACCACGAGATGATATTTTTGTCATTGAACCTGGAGCAATAAGAGTATTATTTTTGTCTACTAGATTTTTTCGTCCTTCCCTTCGGGCTTCTTCGGCTGAACGGAGGTCATCTTTCCTTTGCTTATCTTCAACTCCCCATCTAGCTTGCTCAGCATCTGCATCTGCATCAGCCTCTGCATCATAAACACTAAGTGAATGACTTCCAATTTCAGCAGCTAATGCTTGTATTCCATGTTTAATATCTTTTCCATCCCAAACTAATACATCAGAATTTGCTTTTACTAGACTTGTCCATTTGTCTATGTTTGGTAAATGGTCTCGAGTTAACTGTTCTATCTCATGTAACCCTTCTAAATTCCCAAAGGCAATTTCCTTTTGTGCCTCCTTTAATTCATAGAAATCAACTGCATTTTGAAGCTTCAAATTACCAGTTAATGTATTGCCAACTTCTTGCATTGTTTTAGTTGGCTTATCACCGGTTAATCTATCCATAGCTGTCTTAGCTTGACCAGCTACAAATCTATCCATAAATGCAACACCCTGAAGTTGTATTTCCTCACCCATAGAAATGCCACTTGTCTGTGCATCGGTTAGTTTCTCTTGGCGTTTAGCTTCTTCAGCTTCCCTAAGTCTATCACGCGTACTAAGCTGATTCTGCTTTCTTAACAGACTTACAATTTCACCTAATAATGTTGCTTCATTTTTAGCCATTTTGTTTCTTTATCCTTTCGTTTTCTTCTTGGACATGGTCCCGTACAAGGGTCATATATATTTCCCTTTCCCACGGTAACATATCATCTAATTCATTTAAACTAAAATTATGTTCATGTATTAATACAAAATTTGTATTATAATAATTTGATAAATTAGTATGGGAAAGGGCTATTGAAAAAAATCAATTAGTCCACTTAATTCCCTTTCATTCTTCTTACCACATTCTGTACAATCATAATCTAAATTATAACTTAAACGTGGAGTATTACTTAATACTTCTATAACCTTAGCAAACTGGTCTGAACTTAAACTTTCAACAAATTCAACCACTTCCTTTTTTGTAGCATCTTTAGCAGAATGTATTTCTTCACCACTATAAATTGTTTCAATAGAATGTGCCATCATATTAATAACAGCATCAGTCTGGGTTTCTCTTTCTGCATCACTTAACCTATCAGCTAATGTATGCCATTTTAAATCAACACTTATATCATCTGTTATTTCAATATGCATATCAACTGCATCTTCAAGGTTTGCTACTCTTACTTGTTCTAAATCAACCTTAATTTCATTGCGTTCTTCACAATGTTCACAAGCTGGATTTATTTTAATACCTTCACCTACTGATTTACTTCGTAGGGTTATAAACATAAATTCAATATCAAAAATTGTTAATTTTTTCATATCAATTTTAGATTCCACACAAGCTTTAAGCATATCTGTTACTGCTTTTTCAATTTGTGTTTCATCTTGAGATTCCATTGCTATTAACAATATTTTCTCTTCTTTGACCACGTATGGTCTGTATGTTACAGCTTCGCCTGTTGATGGCACAATCATATCATACTTTGGGGTTGCTATTCTTGGCAACATATCAATCTCTCTCCATTATTATATTAAAAATTTTACTTAAGCACTCTGATGATTACCAGGGCGCCTTGGTACATTACTAAATAATTTACTTTTATCTAGTTGTTTTAGCTGAGCCTTTTCTGTTTTCTTAGTTGAGTCGGCTACAGCCATTTGTGTTTTAGTTGCATTTAATGAATCTAATAAGGTTCCTGCAATATTTTCAAATCCATCTATTAATCCAATATTCTTAAAATTATCATATTCCCATGTAATATTTATTTGCAATGCGCCATCAGATTCATTAGCTAATTCAACAGCACCAACCTGTATAGGATATGCATTTAATAATTTGACTGTATATCCAGGAATCATATGATTAGATGTAGATAACTGTTGTATAATTACATCTTTACAATAGTCTCTTTTATAAGCTGCTTTATAATGGTCATGGCTTGTATCTATAATCATTTCTTGCCACAAATCAAAATACCTTTTAATATAATAATCATTTGTTAATGTGAATGTCATAGACACTTCATCTGTTGCGGATGAATATGGTTTCTTTGCTAAGTGATGATTATGGTCAGCTTCAGTTGTAGATATTCTTTTACCTGGAATTGAACAACTGTTGCATAGTAAAAATATATCTCTTGGGTCACTAATAAAATCTCCTATATGTACACCATCACCAGATATTAAATTACTTAACATAGTAGCTGGGTCAAACTTTAAGAAGCTATTCAAACCCTTTGATGGATGTGAAACATATACAGCAAATCTATTACCGCGTGCTAAACCACCACGACGATTAATCGTTGACTTAATTGAATCTATACTGGTTGGTAACATTATCTGTATTGTCTCCTTGAACGTGCCCAAACAAATCTGGAAGTTTTCTTCCTAAAGGCTGCTGTTTCTAAAAATATTGCTATGTTCCATTCCGCTGCAGATACCTTTGATATATTTGAAGATACATGCTTTGTTAAATAATGTTTAAAACATGGTTTAAAATATTTATACTTTGCTGTAGCTTTTAATAAATTATAAGTAATTTTCATTTTAGTTGTTTTATTAAAAAATTTATTAGATGCAGTATCACTTAAATGGTCTAAAAATATAGCACGAATTTTAGGTGGTAAGTAATGCAGATTAATACCATAAAAACCATCTTGAGCAGGACCAACCACAATAGTCAAAGGGAAGGTATCATAGTATGGAAGTTGTTGTTTAAGCTTTGGGTTATATGTATACATTATCATATCACCAGGTATTGGCTTACCAACTGTTTGCAATCTCTCATCTTTAAGTACATTCTTACCTAACGGTCCAAGCTCTCTAGCTTTCTTTTGAAACCACTCTGCCGCTTCTTTTGAACGAGCTTGCAGTCCTCTACGGAATGCTTCTGCTTCTAATGTATCAAATAAACTGGCCATTAAATTTCCTCTTTAATCATAACTATATTTATACTCTTTTCTTAAGAGCTTTCCATATTCTTTTGCCAGTCTTTGTTTTGCTTGCTTTAAATCTCATAGACATTGTACGTATACCCATAGCTTCTAATTCTTTCTCAGTCCATATTTGAAACTCATAACCTCTGTCATCTGCATATTTTTTAGCATACTTCCACTTAGAAGTATTCTTCATATAGGTCAATGCCTCATTAAGCTTTTTTCTTTTGGGAGGTACGGTTTGAGCACTTGGTTTTATCTCAACCAAAATGGTTTTACCTGTCTTTGTTTTAATAGTAAGGTCAACAAAATACCTATGAGCCTTCCTATCGGTTGAACATATATAAGGTATAACGGTTTCTTCAGACTGCCACCACCTAACCCATGATGCTTTATCTAAATATCTAAATGCATTCCTTTCCCATAAGGACCTATAATGTATCATATCAACATTACCATTATATTTCTCAGGGTGTTTTGGTCTCCATGAACCAGAATATGTCTTTTTCATACGAGTATTTATAAAGAAACGTATAAATAAGTAATATACAAACCAAGGAACAATTATGAACGACGCTCAATTAATGCAACAAGCCGGTGGAGTTAATGTACAAGCTACTGGCACACCAGAGTTTCAATCTTGGAAATATCCGCTTTCAGTTGGTGCTGATACTGGTGTTGATGATGTAAATTTTAATAGTCATAAAACTAGTGAATATGCAATACGTCGTATGAGTAATATAGATGGTCAAACCGCTGAACCATTTATAATGTTTGAGTTTATGAAAATAAATGAAGACATGGCTACTGAAAAAATGAAGGAAGGGTCGTCTACTGTAAAGAGAATCTTTGGTGGGTTCGGTGTCGCGATAGGTGATGCAGCCATTGCTACAGCAAAAGATGAAGGTACTATAGATACTGCAGTAGATGCAAGCGTAGGACTTGGTCAAGTTATTAAAGAATGGTGGAAAAATATATTTGATACAGCTTGGAGAGATTATACAGGTTCAGTTTGTTTATATATGCCAAAAGATATTCAAATAAATGATTCAATGGTTTATAATGAAGATACAAGACAAATAGGAGCATTAGCAGAAAGTATATTTACAACGGGCGATGCTAAATGGGCTGATGTGGTAAATCCAACAGTGCTGTTCAGTCCAACTGTCACTACTGCAATAACTGGTGGTTTAGGTAAATTAGCATTAGGTAAAAATACAAGCGCTGCAATAGCTGCTTTTGCTGGTTATGGAATAGGCGATATATTAACAACAGAAATTCAAAGGACCTCAGGTAAAGTTGGTAATCCAAATGAACTTTTAAGATATGCATCAACCGCATTAAGAACTTTTACATTTAATTGGGTATTTTTACCAGATAGTGAAGATGAATCAAAACAAATCACAGGGCTTATTAAAATGTTTAGAAAATCTGCTCATGCCACATTACAAAGTTCAACAATAGTAACTGTACCAGACCATGTCGTAACATCATTCCATGGTGCTGAAGATATAATTCAAATCCCTCCATGTTATATTGAATCAGTTAATGTTAATTATAATCCAAATAATTCTTCATTCTTTAAGCAAGGTAATAGACCAGTTGAAATTTCATTGGCCGTAAACCTTAAAGAAATAATTCCAATATACCAAGAAGATGTAGAGGACGGATACTAATATGTACTTTAAAAATATAAAAAACGCAGCAATAGATATAGATGGCTCTAATAATAAAGATGTATTAAAAAATCTAACAGCAAAAGCAAAAGTA